ATGGAAACCCTAAAAGAAAGATTAATGGTAAAAATTGAAGATGCGGAAAGACAAAAACAAGATTGGCATCGTGCGGAAATTGTGGCAGCAGTTCGTAAACGCGGGAAAACAATTACTGCACTATCAATCGAATCCGGGTTAAGCGCGAATACATTAAAAAGCGCGTTGCAATTTAAATATCCAAAAGGCGAACGGATTATTTCAGACTTTCTCGGCATTCCACCTCAAGAGATTTGGCCTAGCCGTTATCCCAAACAGGTTTAACTTACTCAAAAGAGTAAACAAAAGTTTATATCAGGAGCAGTAAATGAGCAACACCATATCCTTAGAGGAGCTGAAAAATTTAAGTTTGCCCTGTCTTCCCAAGAACCTAGAAAGCATCAGATATCGTGCCAAAACGCAGGACTGGCCGTACATCGAAGAAGTTGGCAAAGCGCGTGGAGGCCGTCTGAAAAAATACTTAATCGCTTCCCTCCCTGCCGAAATCCGAGCAGCCATCATGAAACGGCAGTCGGACGAGCTGGCGGAGAAGATGCCGAAAACCTTGCCCCAAGTCAGACCGGGGACGGCGATGTCGGCTCAGGCACTGGCTGAAGCGGCCAAGCTGTTGAACGAGAAACAACGGTCGGTGGCGGATGCGCGATGTGCGGTGGTGGCGGCGGTATTGGGGATTAAATACCAATACGGTTGCTCTGCCAAGGCTGCGGTGGCTCAGTTTTTGGGCTTGCTGGCAGAAGGTAAATTGGACGCGGTCACGCTTGGGAACTTGGAAAAGGCCAATGACCGCAGCCGGTCGGCGAAGGTTGGCGAACGTACTTTAGACGGCTGGATTTCTGCTTATTTGAAAGCGGAAAACGCGACGGAGCGGTTGGTTGCTTTGGCTCCGAAGACGACGAAGGTGGTTAAGCCGATTGAGAGCTACGGTTGGTTGCCGATGTTTATGCAGTTTCACAATATCCCTTCAGCGCCGAAGCTGGCGCACAGCTACCGCCGGTTTGTGCAGTGGGCGGAAGCGGAAAATATGCCGGTCAATGATGTGCCTAACTTGAGTATGGTGCGGCGCGTTTGGGACAAGCTCCCGTTGATTATGCAGGAGCGCGGCAGGAAAACGGGGGCGGCTTATAAATCGCTGCTGCCTTATGTGAAACGTGATTGGGGGGCTTTGAAGCCGAACGATGTTTGGATCGGCGACGGCCACAGCTTTAAGGCGAAGGTGGCGCATCCGGTACACGGCAGGCCGTTTAAGCCGGAAGTGACGGTGATTATTGATGGTTGTACGCGGTTTGTGGTCGGTTTTTCGGTATCTCTCGCTGAAAGTTGTGTGGCGGTATCGGACGCTCTGCGTATCGGGGTCAAGCACTTTGGTTTGCCGATCATCTACTACTCGGATAACGGCGGCGGCCAAACCGGCAAGACGATAGACCATGAAATCACAGGTATCACGTCCCGACTGGGTATCCGGCATGAAACGGGTATCGCGGGCAATCCGCAAGGGCGCGGCATCATTGAGCGATGGTGGAAAGACAATCTGATTGAGATGGCGCGCCAGTATGAGACGTTTGCGGGTGCAGGGATGGACAGCAGCACGAAGAACCTGATGTACCGCAAGATGGAAAGTGCTTTTAATGCTTTGGAAAAAGGCAAGGATTTGACGGAGGAACAACAGAAATATTTGAAAAAACTGCCGAGCTGGTCGCGTTTTATAGCGGATGTGGTCAAGTGTATCGACGAATACAACAACCGCCCGCACGGCGAGCTGCCCCGACATCCGGACGGCGGGCATTATTCGCCGAAGGCTTATCGGGAAATGAGGCTGGAACAGGACGGTATCGCGCCGGATATGTTGTCGGCAGAAGAGCTGGCGACGATGTTTATGCCGCAAGAGGTGCGAAAGGTACAGCGCGGTTGGCTGGATTTGTTCAACAACTCTTATTTCTCAACTGAGCTGGCGGAGTATCACAAGGACGAGGTACGGGTCAGCTACGATTTGAGCGATGCGTCGGCGGTCAATGTGTTTGATATGGACGGCAAGTTTATCACTAAGGCGCAGGCCAACGGCAATACCCGCGAGGCTTTCCCGACGGCTCGTATCGACCAACTGGCGGAAAAACGCCGAAAAGGCAAAATCAAGCGGGCGGAAAATGCAATCAAGCTCGCAAACGCGGAAGTCAATCCGGCTTTGGAACAGGCTGCGGTTTGGGACGAGCTGGGACATTTGGGCGGAAACGTCATCGAGGCGGAGTATGCGGTATTGCCGAAAACGGGCACAGACGATTTTGTGTTGTTTGAGGCGGATAGAAGTTAAAACGGTTTTAAACCTCTTTTAAAAGGACTAAAAAAATGAAACAAATCAATCATACATTGCAACAAAAACTGGCTGAATTTAAAGCCAAATCAGGCATGAACCAAACCCAACTGGCACGCGGTATCGGTACTTCGCCGTCCTCCATCAGTATGTATCTGAACGGCACTTATGCGGAAAAAGGTGGCAATTATGAAACCATCGAGCCGAAAATCGAGGCGTTTTTGGAGATGCAGGACAGCAAAGCGCGACGTGAAGAGCTGGTGTTGGGTTTTGTATCGACTAAGACGACACGCCGCATTGCAGAAGTGATGCGCGATGCGCACGAAGGCGGCGAAACGGTGGTGATCTACGGTCAGGCGGGTTTGGGCAAGACTCAGGCGGTCAAAAACTACTGCGAGAAAAACCCTGCGGCTATCTTGATTGAGGCTAATCCGAGCTTTACGGCTTTGGTCCTGATGCGCAAGTTGGCGACGGCGGCGAAGGTATCGGCGATGGGCAGCCTGAATGATTTGTTTGAGTCTGTATCTGACCGCCTGCGCGATTCGGGCCGTCTGATTGTGGTCGATGAAGCGGAAAACCTGCCGTTACGCGCCCTTGAAATTGTACGCCGTCTGCACGATGAGACTGGCTGCGGCTTGGTGTTGAGCGGTATGCCCCGACTGGTGGCCAACCTGCGCGGTAAGCATGGCGAGCTGGTGCAACTTTATAGCCGCGTGTCTGTTGCGCTGAATTTGGGCGAATCTTTGCCGGATGATGAGCTCTTTGAGATTGCGAAAGCGGCTTTGCCTGATGCGGACGAGGAGACGCTCTTGGAACTGGTTAAACATAGCAACGGCAATACGCGCCGGATGAGCAAATTGATGCGCGGCGCGGTACGCACGGCGAACAAGAACGGTATCAAGATGCAGGCCGGTATCGTTAAGAAATACAGCTCCCTGATTATCCGATAAGAAAGGCCGTCTGAAATGAGACACGAATATGCGGTACACGCCGGAGTCTATGAGGACACTTGGCACGATTATGAAACCCATAAACGGCGGAAGATTTGGCGGGCGGATATACGCGGCAAGCGGAAAGAAGGCTTCGCATGGTTGCAAATCCGCCGACTGCGGAAACGCTTCGAGACCAAAGAGGAAGCCAGGGAATGGGCTGCTCAAGTGAAGGCGGATTGGGTACGCAATAATTTTTTTGCCTTGAGAAAATATTAAGTAATTGATTTATAAGGAAATAGTAAAATGTCTAATTTGTTTTGCGAACGAAAAACAAAGTGGATCGGTTTGGCTTTTTGGTTGTTGTTTTGGGCGGTTTTGGTGGGAACGATGCTTCACAGCTGCTCTAAGCCGGTGGTATCGGCGGCGAAGTTGGAAATGTCGCGTCGCGAGCGGATGGCGGATTTGGAGGCAAAAGCCTTGGGCGAGCAATACGAGTCGATGAGTACGGAAGAAAAAATGAAAGGGATTGTTTATGAGCGATAAGCCATTGAGCTCTACGGCGAAACAAGAGGCTTTGGATCGGGCGGTAAAAGAAATCCGCGCGAAATATGGCGATAAGGCGATTGTGAAAGGATGTGTGAAATGAGTTTCGGGCGACGTAATACGGATTGGCAGGCTTGGGGACAGCACCGCAGGCGTGCGACGGCGCGAATGGCGCAAAAAAACAGAGAGCGTGAAATTGAGGAATATCAGGCGCGTTTTAGACGGCCTGCCGAGAAGAAGGAGGAGAAAAAATGATTTGGCTTGAAATGCTGGCCCGAATCGTCGTGTTGCACATGATCGGCGCAGGCCATGACGGGTATGACGACAATTAAGGCATGGATGTCGCTCTATATTTTTTTGCTTTATTGAAAATATAAGATATTGATTTAAAAGGATTTAAGATGAATAAAGAAAAAGTCTTAGACAAAATCAAGAAATGTTTGGCTTTGAGTCAGTCGGCAAATGAACATGAAGCCGCACAGGCATTAAAGCAGGCTCAGGCATTAATGGAAAAGTATGAAGTCAATGCTGTGGATATTACCTTATCAGAAGTCTCCGAGCAGAAAGCCGATCGGAAAATGGCTTTTAAATTGGCAAATTGGCAATGGAGCGTTGCAAATATGATTGCCGATATATTCGGGTGCCAATCTTACAAACGCGGGAAGACGATGATGTTTTACGGCATAGGAAATCGAGCAGAAATATCAGCCTATGCCTTTGATGTGGTTTATCGGCAGATTTCAGCCGACCGCCGCAAATTTTTGAAAACCTGCCGAGCAAGAAAGCCTGCGCACAGAACTTATCTTGCCAACCAATTTTGCGATGGTTGGATTATGGGTGCTTGGGGGGTAGTCAAAAAATTTGAGATGTCTGATGAAGAGAAAGCCATTATGGACGGATACGAAAAGAAAGAACATCCGGATATGGCCGTAGCGAGAACAAGAGATGCGAAATCGTCAATTCTACAAGGGTCAACAATGGAATATGAGGCGTTAGTCCAAGGAATGGAATCAGGTAAGCAAGTGCAGTTACACCATGCCATGAATGGTACGGACGGCGTGAAACAAATTGGAGAGCAAAAATGAATCAGAAAGAAATTACCGAATGGCTCGAAGACCGTGGCGAGCTGATGATTATGAAGAAGGACGGCGAGGGATTTGTGATTGCCGCGCGTGCGCCGGATGGGATGTGGAAAACGGCGGAGGCGGAAACTTTGGCCCGGGCGATAACTTTATGGGAGGAAGCGTGATGTTTCAGTGGATTTATTTTGGTGTGGTGTTTGTTTTGGGGCTGGGTATGGCTTTGGTTTGTATGGCGGACTTCCTTAATGGCCGCCGTCCGCTGAAGGCCGAAATATTAGGCGCGGCAGGAATCACTTTTGGCTTGTTGGCCGCGTGGCTGTCGATGATGGTGTTGTCCGGAGTAATCAAATGAACGTGAAATGCCCGAACTGCGGTGCGGTGCATAGCCTGGACACCTTAATCAATGATGCGGAGGCTTCGGCGGTATTAAAGGCTGTGTTGGAGATGGATGTGGAATTGGGCAAGGCGGCTATACGGTATATCGGTTTGTTCCGCCCCGCCAAGTCCCAGCTCTCTTGGGCGCGTACCGCGAAACTGCTAAATGAGTTGTTGCCGATGATTAAGGCACAGGAGGCGGCGCGTGACGGGGTTTGTTTTCCTGCCCCTACCGAGGCTTGGATTCACGGTTTTAACGAGACGGTCAATGCACGCGACCAAGGCCGTCTGAAAACGCCGCTGAAGTCGCACGGATACTTATACGAAATCCTTGCGGGCTGGATCGGCCAGCCAAGCGCAGGGAATCAGACAAACCAACCAAACCGCCGCGCCGCTCTGCCGGCCAACCCCAGCCAAACCCTGACCGCAGCCGCCTCGCTGCAAGGACTGAAAAAATGAAAGAACTGCCTACCCAACTGCATAACGCCATGATCGACGGCCTGACCATGCTTTTGACCCTGCGTCTGAGCGGTTCGCCGGCTGCCGATACTGTGGCCGCCACCGCGCAAACTTGGAGCCGTGTATTGGCGCACGGCCGGAGGTGGGATGAAGCGCGAGATGTACCGCGCTTTCAGACGGCCTTTATGGTGCTGGCGAATGAAATGAGCCGATGGCCGAGTCCGAAAGACTTTTTAGACAAGCTGCCGCCACCGCCGAAGCCGTTGAAGCTGGAACACCATTACCACCCTACGGAGGAGGAAAAAGCGAAGGGAAAATCAGCTTTAAACCGCATACAGGTCGTAATTAAAGAGGTGTTAAGAGGCAAGTCACTGATACCGCCTCCGGCTGAAACCGCCACCGAGCAGATTTTGAGACACCGCGCGAAAGTTGAGGCACTTGCCAAGCGTGAACGCGAACAAGGCTTGAGCAAGCCGAAATGTTAAACCCAACCCGAAAGGAAAGAGAAAATGGCTAAAACCCGAATCAAACAACCCGCTATCGAAGCGGCACAAGACAAAGCGGAAGTCACTGCGTTTATCCGCAAAATCGGCGACTTGCAGCGCGAAGTCAAACGCTTGGAAACCGAAGCCGGAGACAAAAAAGCGGTCATCGAAGAAGAATATGCCGCCAAAGCCGCGCCGATGTGTGCCGAAATCATGAGCCTGACCGAACGTGTGGCCGCCTACTGCGAGGCACATAAGGACGAGCTGACGGAAAACGGTAAAACCAAAACCGTGGACTTTACCACCGGCCTGATTAAATGGCGCATCCGTCCGCCATCCGTCAAGGTAACGGGCGTGGCCGCCGTCTTGGAGTGGCTCTCGGAGAAATCCGCCTTTGCCGAGTTTGTCCGCACTAAAAAGGAAATTGACAAAGACGCCATCCTGAATCAAAAAGAGCGTTTTTCAGACGGCCAAGTGCCGGGGATTAAGATTGTGTCGGGGCTTGAGGATTTTGTGATTGAGCCCACGGAGCAGGAGTTGGCGTGATGGAAAACGGAAATTTAAATACTGATGAGCTGGAATTTTTAAGAATTGCCGCACGCGATTCCTTCTACATCCACGCTCAAGTCGAAAATGCAAACCGAAAATTGGAAACCGCTTTTCTCGTGTGGGGAAAAGTGAAAGAAGGAGAAAAAGAGGCTATGCGCGACCGAAAAAAAGCCTTTATTTATTACTGCTTCGGGGTGATTTGGTTTTTTCTTGCGTTGATTTTATTTCTTCTTTGGTAATAAGTAGATTTTATAAAGGATTATATTATGTGGTTTAAACAAGTTACTCCATTCCGTGTTTTTGAATTGCCCGAAAAACGCTATTTAGATGAATCTCTTGGAAATAGTTGGTTTACCGAACTACAGGGCTTGGGCTGGTTTACCGAGGGCTTTACCCACCCGACCGCATTTTCTGACACAGCGGTGTTTGGAGCGGAAAAGACTATGCTTATCGCCCTGAAGCGAGAAGAAAAAGTATTACCCAGTGCGGCCATCAAACATAAATTGGACGAACAGATTATTAAAATCCAAGCCAATGAAGGACGAAATGTTGGTCGTAAAGAAAAGCAGGAATTACGCGAAGCAATTATCGACGACCTGCTGCCTAAGGCGTTGATTAAAAGTAGCCGCACTTATGGTTTATTTGCTGGTGAGTGGTTATTCGTTGATACGGCAAATCGCCGCAAGGCCGAAAACCTGTTGGCCAAGTTGAGCGAAGCCCTTGGCGGCTTGCCTGCTCAACAGCCGGTTCCCCGTCAATCGCCGGCATCATTGATGACCAATTGGCTGTTGCAGGGCGAAGCTCAGGGGCGGTTTGTGTTAGATAGTGATGTTACCCTGGTCGGTGTGGGCGATGTTGCTCCCAAAGTTAAAATCAGCCGCAAAGACCTTACCTCAGAAGATGTGGTACAACACGCCAAAAACGGCATGAGAGTAACCGAACTTGGCTTGATTTGGAATGACCGCGTGGCATTTATCCTGACACAGGATTTAACACTGAAACGTATCCAATGGCTGGACGTTGTACAGGAAGAAGCTGAAGGCAGCTGTGATGATGCGGAAAGTATGGCTTATGCCACACAGCTACTGATGGAGGCCGCACTGAGTGCGATTCTTGGTGAGTTGGTGGATTTACTGGGAGGTTGGCAAGAATGA